TTCTTTGAGATAATTAAATATGATAGTATCCCACATACGAACTTGAGCATAACAATCTTGATAATTAACTTTTGCTTCATACGCCATAGTCAAGTGTAACTCTATCAGTTTCATCTTATCTTCTAACTTATCAACCAACTCTACATCTTGGATATTATACTCTACAAATAACTGATAATCATTTTGATAGAACTCTTTAAAAGTATCATATGGATTTTCAGTTTTACTTTCATTCAATTCTACTTGACCTATATAATCTAATTTATAGCTTTCACGCCTAACGAATGTGTGTTTACGATATAAGTCTAGGTAATCTAAAGTTGCAACGCCAAGTATATCATAATAATTTTGTGTTCGATTATATCCTAATGCAAGCGATGAACCACCTGTCACTTGACCCCATGGACTAAATTGTTGTATGTATTCTTCACCCATAATATACTTAAATCTATTCATCAAATATGGCATATCAAAAAACTTTACATTCCAACCTGTAACAATATCAGGCTGATATGATAACCAAAATTCTGTAAATCTATGAATTAAATCTGTTTCGTTAGAACATTTAATATATCTAACATCTGGTCTGTCATTGACAAAGTTGCCACAACCAAAAACTAATATTGCTTTTTTAGCATGGTCTTTTACTGTAATACAAATAAGAGGCTCTTCTGCTAAATCAGGATCAGGAAAACCATTCTCACTTTCACACTCAATATCAATTGTAAGTATTCTAATCTGTTTAATATTCCAGTTTATCTTACCAGGAAACTCATCAGCAATATATGGATATTGATACCTTGTATTACCAAAGTATTCAAAGTTGCTTACATCTTTGTATTCATCAATCCATTTCTTTGCTTCCCAAATACTTTCATGTGAAATCTTTTCTACATAACGACCGTCTAGTGTTTTATATTTTGTTTCTTTTTGCACAGGCACAAACAAAGATGGTTGATAATTAATTTTATATTTTTTATGCTTACCATCTTCGTTTACACCACGGACTAAAAGTTTGCCTTTGTGAGGTATAACGCTAGTATAAAATTTCACTATATTTGTGTATTGTTAAAATGTTTGTTTAATGCTTTTAAGTTATCTTCAGCTGACGCTATCTGGCCAACTAGTTTATCCATTTCTTCTACGTGCTGTGGATGTTCACCTATACCAACAGGATTATCAAAGTAAACAATCAATGTAGCAACTGCTGTTGCAATATTTGATTCATACTTTTTTATTAATGCTTTGTATAAGGGATTATCTGTTTGATGTTGTTTGGGCATAACTCACTCCTTTTCATATTATTATAACACATTACAATTGAATTGTAAAGCGTCTAGTCTAAACTATATTTAGTTGTCACCACATATTTTCTATCTGGATTAACCAAGACATTTACTCTACTCATAAACTCTCGGTCAAATAATATTGGTGTTCTATCTTCTCTATCGTCTAGTGTAAATTCGGTTTCGTAAATACTACCGAGAAACTCTACATTTAATTTTATAACAAATCTATCTTCTTCATAATCTCTTAAACCACCAACTGATATTTCTTCTTTACGAATAATATCACTTGTAATAGTTTTGCCTAGTAAAGACCATGTAACTTTTTTACCTTTGACATCCATTTTGTCAGCATGAATAACTGACATACCTGAATTACCTGTATCAAACTTAGCGATAATTTCGCCAAATGGTTTGATAGTTACAATCTCTTTATAGCCACATTCACTAGGAACTTTTACCCAATTCTTTTTATCAGCAAAAAATTCTAATATCTCTTTACTGATATTACGACCAGTTGCTTCTTCCATACCTTCAGTACCAGGTGATGAATTTACTTCGATTATAAATGGTGGTTCTTTTGTTCTATTCTTACTTGGTATAAAGTCAACAGCAGTCCATAAACCATTTACTGCTTTTGCAGCTTTTAAACTTTCTTCAATTTCTAATTCTGTTAGTTCTAGTTTTTGTGGTTTAGAACCTTGTGATACGTTTGACCTAAAGTCTCCTTCGATTACAGGTCGTTTCATTGTAGATAAAACTTTACCACCTAATACTAAAACTCTAGCGTCATAATCTGTTTTGATATATTCTTGTAAAAGTAAATCAGCATCCTCATCTTGTTTATGTATCAGTTGAACGATACTATCTAATGATTTTGCTGACTCTACAAATAATACACCAACACCTTTACTACCTCTTAGTGTTTTAAGTATGATTGGATATTGTGTATTTAAATTTTCAAATGCTTGTTCTGAATTTTCTGGATCATTTATTAGATGTGTTACAGGTTGTTTAACACCATAGTCAGCAAGTCTTAAAGATGTTCTATACTTATCAGCACAAACGCTAATTGTTTCTCTACTATTGACAACACAAACACTATGCTTTTCTAATAACGATACTATGTCCATCCAACTATCTTTTCTAGTTACTGAACCACGAATTATAGCAACTGTATCTGTGCCTGACACTTCAAAACCTTTGTCATCATCTTTATTATGAAGTCTTAGAGCGCCATCTGGACTAGTTGTATAACCACCTGTTAATTTATACAGGTAGTATTTCCAACCTAGTTTTTCAGCTTCTTCTCTTAGTCTATCTGCTGTATGAAATGTTTTTGCTTTTTCAGGCTCATCTGTAATTACAAGCAGTTTATACTTACCATTGTCTGGTGCTTCAGTAATAAACTCTCTAAACTTCGGTGCCTTCATCTTCTACTTTTTTACCTATGTTATATTTTGCTTGTAAGTCCCATTCATTTTTTTCTTTAAATGATAAAACTTTAATCTGTGAAAGAGGTGCTTTCTTTTCTGCAACTGTTTTATTAATTACAGCAATCAAACCCCAATCACTTAGTAATTGTGCTATAGTATTTCTTCTTTCAATATCATTATCTGATAGATTAGCAGATTTGCCATCTAAAGCAAATAACTCTTTGAAGTGTACAATAAAATATCTACCTTGTTTATGTAATATATGACATGATTGGAATAACTTTTTATCTTTTCTACTTGCAACTCCAATTCTTGTTAGTGTTTCTCTTACCTTCAAAAAGTCATCAGGCTCTTTTAATTGAACCTCGAGCATTTTCTCGGGTTGCCAATTATTATCTAATTCATTCATTTTTTCCCACCTTTAAATAATTTCTCTTTAATTAATTTCACTTGGTCTTTGGTGAGGATATCAAGAGCGGCCTTTGCCTTTTCATTACTATATCCATAATACTCTTTCACAACATCCAAATCCTTTAGTTTACTAGCCCTCAAAAAAGGACTATATCGCTTTCTAGCTCTTATACTATTTATCAGAAAATGGAACTGCATATCTTTATCAACGAAATGGTTTCTATTCATTTCATTGACGAGCATTATACAATCTTGAAAACCAGATAATATTTTATTGACAATAAATGCTGGGTACTTTTTTGCCCATAACTTATCTTCCGAATCCATAAGATTCTTCTTTGTAAAGTTAATGGCGTTAAGATATTCTTTTAATTCATAACTCATTTGAATTTAACCTGTGACATCAATTCAGTTAAGCAAGCCACAAAGTTAATCTCTTGGTCAGCAACAAAAGCAGATTTGTGTTGATAGTCTGCCAAGATTAATACAGCATGAGGTATAGTTTCAGGTTGTAAGTTATCATAAAGATTGTCATAAATCTTTCTGAATATTTTAACTGGATCGTTATCTAGGTTTTGAACAACCCACTTTCTCATTTCTGTAAAATCTTTAGCTTTCAAATGATTAATTAATGTCTTTAAATTTTCATCTGATACATTAACTAAGATACCTGCGTCTATAACACCAGATACAGAATATCTTTGTAACTCATTTATTAGTTTTCTAAAATCAGGAAAATGTTTCTTAATTAATTCTGCAAGGACTTTTTCTTCATAATCTACGTTTTGTTCTTTGAGAATATACGTAGCTCTTTCAAATAGTTTGCTAGCAAGTTTAGGTTTATCTTTAGGGTTTATCTTAAACTCAATATTAGAAAATCTACTATGTAATGGTTCGATTATTCTATTCTTAAAATTACAAG